TATGTTAGATGATATTAATGATGAAAAACAATTAGAAAGAGCCCGCAGAAAATTAAATAGAATTAAACAAGATTTACATGAGTGGCTAGAAGATTGCAATGAAGAGGAAACATTTAAAGAAACACTTATTAAGTTCTACACTGACGTAGAAGCCACTGGTAATGGCTATCTAGAGGTCGGTAGAACGACTTCTGGCAAGATAGGGTACATCGGACACATCCCTTCAAAGACAATGCGTGTAAGGCGCCTTAGAGACGGTTTTGTGCAATTGCTGTATGGCAAGGCTGTATTTTTCCGTAATTTTGGAGATACCGAAACCTCTAATCCAGTTGCAGGCGCAACAGATCGCCCTAATGAAATTATTCATTTGAAGAAATATACACCTAAGAATAACTATTATGGAATTCCAGATATTATTGCAGCACAAAATGCTATGGCAGGAAATGAGTTTGCTGGCAAATATAACTTAGATTATTTTGAAAACAAGGCAGTGCCCCGTTATATTATTACGGTTAAGGGGGCAAAACTATCTCCTGAATCTGAGCGCAAGCTGCTAGAATTTTTCCAGGTTGGGCTTCGTGGCAAAAACCATAGATCTCTATATATTCCATTGCCACCAGATTCTCCAGATTCTAAAACAGAATTTAAAATGGAGCCAATTGAGGCGGGCACACAAGAGTCCTCATTTAATATTTATCGTCAAGCAAATAGAGATGAAATATTGATGGCACACAGGGTTCCAATTAATAAAGTTGGAACGGCTACTGGAATATCTTTGGCAAATGCTAGAGATGCTGATAAGACATTTAAAGAACAGGTATGCCGTCCAGCACAGGATATTCTTGAAAAGAAATTAAATAAAATTATTCAAGAAATGACTGACGCTTTAGTTCTTAAATTTAATGAATTAAGTTTGACTGATGAAGATACTCAGTCTAAGATTGATGAAAGATATTTAAGATTACAAGTAATTACCCCTAATGAAATTAGAATTAGAAAGGGTATGGTCCCAAGAGAAGGCGGAGACGAGGTAGTAGATTTAGCTGCTAGGGCCGCTGAAATTAAAGCTGAAGCTATGAATAGCAGAACCAGGGATCAAGAGCGTGAGGCAAATTCCCCAGATAATTCAGGGGAAGGTAGAAATGCAAAGGGCGACGGCAGACAAGTCGAGTAGTCCTACTCAACTAGTTATTTGCCTTTGGATATATAAAACCCTATAATATACACATATGACCATTGAAAAATCCCATTGGTCTTCTAACGGAAATGTTATTAATTTATCAGTTCCGTTCACGAAGGTCAACAGAGAAAAAAGAACAGTCTCAGGTTTTGCAACATTAGACAACCTAGATCAGACTGGCGATGTGGTTACGCAGGAAGCAAGCATGAAGGCGTTCGAAAGCTTCCGTGGAAATTTAAGAGAAATGCATCAGCCAACGGCGGTAGGCAAAGTTGTATCTTTTAGACCAGAAACATACTATGATCCAAAAGCAAAGGAATTTTATAACGGAGTATATGTTGATGCATATATTTCAAAGGGTGCACAAGATACATGGGAAAAGGTTTTGGACGGAACCCTACAAGGATTTTCAATCGGCGGAAAAATTATAGACTCAGATACAGAAGTAAATAAGTCTACAGGACAAAGTGTCCGTTTTATTAAAGATTACTCACTTGTTGAATTATCAATAGTTGATTCTCCAGCAAATGAACTTTGCAACATACTGTCTATTGAAAAAGTCAATGGTCAAATGGTTTTCAAAGGCATAGCTGCAGATGTAAGAATGGAGAACATTTTTTATTGTGCAGAAAGTGATTCTGTATTTATGTCAACAGAGTCTGAGTATATTTCACCAGTTACTGGTAAGAAAACAGAACTTATTGGTTGGGTGGAATCTAATGACGCTAACAAGTCAAAAGAAATAGATAAAATTCTTGATTCATACAAATCAAGATTGAAAACGTTGCCTGATACACAAACAGTTGCAAAACAGGCAAACGCAGAAGGAGGTAATGAAGTGGAAAATAACGTAGATACCACAACAACTACCGAAGAGACTGTAGAAAAGTTAGGTACAGCGCCAAGACCAGGAGAGTCACCAAAAGATTCTCAAGCTCCTGCTGCACCAGTACAGCAAGCACCAGTAGCGCAAGCTTCTGGAGATGACTTGAATAAGTCTGAAGAGGTAGAAAATATTACAGAACAAGACACTTCTGCCGAAGTTCTGGAAAAAGCAGCCGACGTATCAGAAGCTGAAGTTAGTGAACCTGATTTTGCAAAGATGCTAGGCGACCTTAAAGGGTTCTTCTCGGAGACTTTGGAAAAAGCCTCTGAGGCAAACGCCGCTCAGGTCTCAGCTATTAAAGAAACAGTTGAAACTTTCAGCAAGGGCGTAGATGCTAGAATTTCAGAATTAGCAGAAAAGCACACAGCTCTCTCGGATGCAGTAAATGCAATTAAGAACACCATTGAAGGTGTTGAGAAGAGAGTAGACGCAGTCGAATCAGAGACTGCAATTAAGAAGTCCTCAGACCTTGGCGGGTCTCAGGAAGTAACAATAAAGAAATCAAAATGGAACGGCACTTTCCTCGGTTCCGTTAGTGAATTGATTAAATAAGGGTAGGTGAAATAACTAATGAGTAATGAACTATTAGCTAAAGCGGCTGAAGTAAATACAACCCTAGCAGGTAGTATGGCTGGAGCAGCAGACCCCACCACTGGAATCCACGTCGGTTCCGAGGGTAAAGGGGGCTTGCTCAATCCAGAGCAGTCCGCAAGATTCCTTGATTACATGTTCGATGCAACAGTAGTCGGAAAGCTAGCACGTACAGTTCGCATGCGAGCTGATACTACAGAGATAGATCGAATTGGCGTTGGCGAGAAGCTTATGAAGCTTGCCGCTGAAGCAGAGAACACTGGCAGCAATGCTGCTGTGCAATTCTCAAAGATTTCTCTCACAACAAAGAAGCTTCGTTTAGATTGGGAGCTTTCAACAGAATCTCTAGAAGATAACATTGAAGGTGCCGATCTCGAAGACCACATTGCAAGACTTATGGCAACACAAGCAGGTAACGACCTTGAGGACGTAGTCCTTAATGGAGATACTACAAAAACTGGAGATGCTTTATACAAGGCATTTGACGGAATTGTAAAAATTGCTAAGGCCAAAGGTCATGTAGTTGCAGGAGCGGGAAGTGCAATTTCCCGTGAAATCTTCAACAAAGCATTGAAGGCTATGCCACGTAAGTACAAGCAGCGCAGACCAGATCTTCGCTTCTTGTCAGGATCAAATTTGATTCAAGACTATTTATTTAGTACATCTGGCAACATCCAAAATGTTAACCCACAAGATATTGCTGCAAGCATTATCCGTGGAGATCAGCCAGGACTTGGTGGCCCAGCAGGTTTCGTAGCACCATTCGCATTCGGTATTCCGATTGTAGAAGTTCCGCTATTGAAAGAAACACAAGCTGGTTCATACGCTACGCCATCAGGCGATCACGGAGACCTCCACTTGACATTCCCAAATAACGTAGTTATTGGAATCAAGCGTGATGTAACCGTTTATCGCTTCTTCTGGCCAAAGAAGGACTCCATTGAATATACAATGTATACTCGTGTTGGATGCCAAATTGAGCAAGCAGATGCTTGGGTAGTCGTTAAAGACGTTAAAGTTGCTTCCTAATTAATAAATAGGAATTAAAACTGCTGAAAAGCCCTCAAATTAATTTTGGGGGCTTTTCCTTTTAACCCACTAATGCTATAATTTATTTACATATCAAAGGAGTAAATATGTCATTTGACACCCTTAAGGTAAAAGACTTAAAGCAAATTGCTGAGGATTTTGCCGTAGAAACAGCAGGACTAAAGAATAAAACAGACGTAATTGCCGCATTGGCAGAAGAAGGCGTAACTTGGTCAGTTTATCAAAGTACACTGAAAAATATAGAAGATTCAAAAGAAGATGCACCAGAAGTTTTACCAAAGTTTGATCCTAATCAAAAATTAGAAGATGACATGGTTTTGGTTAAAATGACACGTGAAAATTATAGATACGATATTGCAGGACATACATTTACAAAGGATCACCCCTTTGTTGCTATGAATCCTGATGTCGCACAAGAAATTTTTGACAAGGAGGAAGGGTTTAGGTTGGCTACGCCAAGAGAGGTACAAGAGTACTATAACTAAACCTGCTAGATGGCAGAGATATACAAAAACAGCAATAATTTAGTATCAACAAAACTTTACGTAAAAGGCGAAGCGGTAACATCTAGCTCTAATGTTTCTGTTAAAGTTTATGATATAACACAGGATGTTTTGATTTCTCCTGCAATTAACCCTAATACCATAATAACAACATTATCAGCCGAAGCGGTTGAAACAGATTTTGGAGTTTACGGAATACATCTGCCGTTATCTTTGGTTGATAGAAATAGAAAATTTAAACTTGTTTGGGAGTATCAATATAATTCCGTTAACTATTCTCACACAAGCTATCTAGACGTTATAACCCCATATGTGTCTATTCAGGAAGCATCAGATAATCTAGGCCTTGGCTCTGACGCAAATGACCCAAATCATAAATCTCATCATGAATTAAAATTGGCAGAAAAGTATGCTAGAAACATGATAGAGTTTTATACTGGACAAAAGTTCTTTTTATTTGATGATACCTTTACCGTGATGGGAAATGATTCAGATACACTTCCACTTCCTAAAAAACTAAACACATTACATGCGCTACATCAAAATGATCAGTTGTGGATAAACAATTTAAACAATACTAATTATTTGGGCTATGTAGTAGAGCCTACAACAAGCGGGTTTGGAATTAAAATTAATCAGTCTGCATTGCTAGATAATGATGTGTATATTGCAAATGGAATGGTTCCACCGTCAATACATGACGTTTCTCCCAATATTTTTAGACGAGGGAAACAGTATAAAGTTTATGCAAGATTCGGATGGGACAATGTTCCAGACGATGTTCAACAAGCCACAATAGAAATAATGGGATCTTATTTTAGTAAAGATCGTGTTTGGAAAGATAGGTATGTAAATAAGATATCTACAACTGATTGGGATTTCCAGTATACCTCTGATGCATTTACTGGAACAGGTTCTGCTTATGCAGATAAGCTACTTCTTGATTATGTTGTAACTCAAATGGTAGTGGTATAGTGTTTAGTATAGTTGACGGATTAATGTCTATGAAAATGGATGTATATAGACAGCAAGAAGAACAGGATTCTAATACTGGCGCATTAGTAAAAAAATTTATGTTTTATAAAACCCTAGATTGTTATGCTCGTGGGGTTATTCAGGAAAATGTAAATAGGAATGTAGACAAACAGATTTTTGGCAATACGTATTCTAATAGTCAGGCTATAGA